AAATAAGTAATTAACAAAAAATTAAATAGATAGTTATGGCAACTAGCATTACTACTACTTACGCAGGTGAATTTGCAGGGAAATATATCTCTGCATCCTTGTTAAGTGCAGATACTATTGAGGGCAATGGTATCACTGTAAAACCTAATGTCAAATTCAAAGAGACATTAAAAGTATTATCAACTAACGCATTGGTTAAAGATGCCTCATGTGATTACTCAGATCAGTCTACGGTAACACTTACTGAGCGTGTCCTTCAGCCAGAGGAATTTGAGGTAAACCTCACTTTGTGCCGAAAAGACTTTAGATCGGACTGGGAAGCGATTTCAATGGGCTACTCTGCTTACGATCAACTGCCTCCATCTTTTGCTGATTTCCTTATCGGACATGTATCAGCTAAAGTTGCTCAGAAAATGGAGCAAAACATCTGGGCAGGTGTAAACGCAAATGCAGGAGAGTTTGATGGTTTGACTACATTGATGACAGCCGATAGCTCAGTAGTTGATGCAACTACAACTGAGACTGCTTTCTCATCATCTAACATTCAAGCTGAATTAGCTAAAGTTGTAGATGCAATTCCTAACGCAGTTTACGGTTCTGAGGATCTAGCGATCTATGTACCTAAGAATGTAGCTAAATTGTACATCCGTTCATTGGATGGCTTTGGCGCATCTGGTCTAGGTGGCAACGGTTATGAGGGTAAAGGTTCAATGTGGTACGGAAACGGAGCGCAGTTGAGCTTTGATGGTATTCCATTGTTCGTAGCATCTGGTATGCCTAGCGATCACATGGTAGCATGTCGTAAAGAAAACATCTTTTTCGGCACTGGTTTGCTAAGCGACCACAATGAAGTTCGTGTGATTGACACTGCGGAAACGCTTGGAGATCAGAATGTTAGAGTTGTAATGCGCTTTACCGCAGGGGTACAATATGGTATTGCTGAGGAAATGGTGCTATACACTTTGGCATCCTAATTAGGCTTAATTATTAACTATTAAGGGGCGAGTGAGCGATTGCTTGTTCGCCCTTTTTTATAAAACCACATTTCAATGGCATGTAATTTATCAGCAGGGCGCAAAGTTCCATGTAAAGATGTAGTAGGCGGTATTAAAGCGGTCTATTTTATCAACTACGGAACTGCTACCCTAAGCTACGATGCAACAGATACGGATGTAATTGATGATCTCGGATCAGTAACTGCATACAAGTACGAGCTAAAAGGTGCATCTAGCTTTGAACAGTCAATTACCTCATCAAGAGAAAACGGTACAACTTTCTTTGAGCAAACTCTTAACCTCACTTTGACTAAGTTGAGCAAAGAGGATCACAAAGAGATCAAACTACTTTCTTACGGCAGACCTCATGTAGTGATCCATGACTACAACGGCAATGCTTTCTTGATGGGTGCAGAACATGGTGCAGAGGTAACTGGTGGTACTATCGTAACTGGTGGTGCTATGGGCGATATGTCTGGCTACACTTTAACACTTTCAGCGCAAGAGCAGATCCCTGCTAATTTCCTTGAGGGTGCAACTGAGGCAGATCCATTTGCAGGACTGACCACAGATCCATCTGTAACAGAGGGAACGAACTCATAGGCTACTCTCTTAGTCTTTTTTATGTGTTTGGTGTGGGGGGTGCGTTTTGCGCCCCCCTTTTTTATGGGTAACACTTTACCTCTAATTTAGTTATATAAGTATGCACATAGTAACTACAAGTGAACCACATACCGTAAAGCTAGTACCCAGAGCTTTCCCTACTGGGGATATAGTGATGAGCGTAAGAGATGAGGACACCAGAAAAGAGTGGGATCACTCAGCCAGTTCTGATGACTATACGGTTACAGATAACTTTCTAGAGCTTGATTTTAGCCCCTCTGAGGGCATTACTATCACTGAGGGGAGGTTCTATACCTTTCGTATAAAAGAGGGCAGTACAGAGCTTTATAGAGGTAAGATATTCTGCACTGATCAGACCGATTTTGAAAAATACACCACCATAAATAATACATACAGTGAAACTGAAAGTAGTAGCACTAACCAATACAAATTCCGATGAGTAAAATACGCATTGTAAACCTCAGCTCCTACACTACGCCTCAAGTAAAAGAGGATAACCGTAAACAGTGGGTAGAGTATGGGGATGATAACATGTACTATGAGTACCTTATCAACCGTTACAACGGATCTGCTACCAATAACGCCATTATAAACGGTGTTACAGAGCTGATCTATGGTAAGGGTGTAGGTGCTACCGATGCCTCACAAAAACCTAACGAGTACGCTCAGATGATCAGCATGTTTAGTAAGCACTGCTTACGCAGAATATGTTTTGATCTCAAGGCACTAGGTCAAGCCACTTTCCAAGTGATCTACAATGAGGATAAGACGCAGGTAGCTCAAGTTGAGCATTTCCCAGTAGAGACACTACGCTATGAGAAGTGTAACGAGGATGGAGAGGTAGAGGCTTACTGGTACAGTAAAGACTGGACTAAGATCCGTAAGAAAGGCTATGAGCCAGAGCGCATCCCTGCGTTTGGCTATGGAGAGCAAGGGGATAAAATTGAGATCTTTTGTATCAGACCGTACAGAGCAGGTTTCTACTACTACTCTCCAGTAGACTATCAAGGGGGGTTACAGTATGCAGAGCTTGAGGAGGAGGTAGCTAACTTTCACTTGAACAATGTACGCTCAGGGTTACACCCATCCATGCTGATTAACTTTAATAACGGTGTACCATCTGATGAGGAAAGAGAACTCATTGAGCGCAAAATTATTAACAAATTTAGTGGCTCAAGCAATGCAGGTAAATTCATCCTTGCTTTCAATGATAGTGCCGATACTCAAGCCTCTATTGAACCAGTGCAACTCTCAGATGCCTCAAACCAATACGAGTTTCTGGCAGAGGAAAGCAGAGAAAAACTGATGGTAGCACACCGTATTACCTCTCCTTTCTTATTGGGTATTAAAGATGGTTCTGGCTTAGGATCTAATGCAGATGAGATTAAGACTGCCTCACTCCTATTCCAGAACACAGTGATCCGAGCTACGCAGGAGCTGATCCTAGATGCTATGGATGATATTCTATCTTACAACGGCGTAGCCCTAAAGCTATACTTTAAGCCTCTACAACCGCTTGAGTTTATTGATTACGAGGGATTGGATCAAGAGACTAAAGAGGAACAAACTGGGCGTAAGTTTAGTGCAGATCAAGAACCCGATTTAGAGGATTTTCTTGAGCAGATAGGCGAGGATGAGCCACTAGAGAACGATTGGGAACTGGTAGACATTGACAGTGAAAGCACTGAGGATGAGCCAGAGGATTTTGATGTAGAAAAATACCTAAACGGTCTAGTGAACCTATCTGCTAATGAGGACTCAACCCAAGATAGTGAAAGATACAAGGTGCGCTATGCGTATGTTAAAGGCACTAGTAAAAGCCCAGAGGGGGAAACCAGAGCTTTTTGTAAAAAGATGCTGAGATCCAAAAAGGTCTACCGCAAAGAGGACATAGGATTTATGTCAGCTCAAGGGGTAAACAAAAAGCATGGGCATAAAGGCAGAAACTACTCCATCTTTAAGTACAAGGGAGGGGTAAACTGCCACCACCGATGGGAACGCAGGATCTACAAAAAGAAGCTAACCAAAGATGGAGAGATCTATGGAGGCGATGCCTTGAAAGGAACTGATTTTGTGAATGTAAACCAAGCAGTAAGAGAGGGGTTTAAGCTACCCAAAAACCCTAACGAGGTAAGTGTAGCACCTATTGACATGCCTAGAAACGGACACCACCCTAACTACTAAACAATGGCAAAAGTATTATTCATTAAGCGTGAGCATTTGGTAGAGAACTCTGTGATCTCTGGTAATGTGGACAGTGATAAACTGCTCCCCTTTATTGAGATCGCTCAAGAGATCCACATCCAGAGCTATCTGGGAACTAAGCTATACGATAAGCTACGCAATGACATTACCAATGATAGTCTTACTGCGGATTACATTACGATCCTAGATGACTACATACAACCTATGCTCATCCACTTTGCTATGTGCGAGTACCTACCGCACTCAGCTTATACGATAGGCAATGGTGGTGCATATAAGCACCAGAGCGAAAACTCAGCACCTATGGAGCAGAGTGAGATTGAGTTTTTAAGCAACAAGCATAGAGATATAGCAGAGCATTATGGGCGCAGGTTTATTGACTACATGAGCTTTAACATAAACAAGTACCCAGAATACAACTCCAACAATAATGATGACATGCACCCACAAAAAGATGCCTACTATGGAGGGTGGAACATCTAGAAGCTACAAGATCAAGCGCATAAACCTCCAGAGATTAAAGAGATACCTAACAAAGCAGAAAAACCAATTAGATAAACAGACCGCTAATGGCAAGTTTGACAGATAACAAAGTAAAAGACACCTACAAGGGGCTGATCAAAACCTCAGACAGTGCAGAGATTACTGGAGAGGTACAGTTATCAGATGGGGATGGTAATACCATACCAGTGTATGTCAATACTGATGGCGTAAAATTTACTGGTAAGGTCAAGGATAAGGATGGCGATGTGGGTACAGATGGTCAAATCCTATTCTCTACTGGTAGCCAAGTAAACTGGAAAAGCTACAACTATACCCACAGTCAAAGCGTGGCTAGTACATCATGGTCAATTACCCACAATTTAGGCTATGAGCCTAGTGTAACTGTGGTAGTGAGTAACCAAAAGGTATTTGCTCAAGTGAACTATACCACCGCAAATAGCCTCACAATTAGTTTTAGTGATGCTCAAAGCGGTAAAGCATATTTATTGTAATTAAAAAAAAAACATAAAGCATGGCAATTAAGTTTCTTGCGGATTTGGACATTAGCGGATCAGAGATCCAAAGCGTAGCCCTAGAAAACCGCACAAGCGATCCATCAAGTGCCTCTACTGGTCAGATCTATTTTGACACTGGATCAAACGAGGTTAAGATCTACGATGGATCAAATTTCATTGTAGTAGGTAAAACCTACTCAGCAGGTAATGGTATCTCTCTTTCTGGTACTGCATTTAGTGTAGCAGGTGGAGATGGTCTTACTCAAGAGGCATCAGGTCTAAAGGTAGATAGCACTGTTATCCGTACAACTGGCGCACAGACTAAGGCAGGGAATATGACATTCTCTAACAATGTTACTATTACTGGTAACTTGACTGTGAATGGTACACAAACCATTTTGAACACTGCGGAACTAGCAGTAGAGGATACTAACATTGAGTTGAACTCTGGATCTAGTGAGGGTGCTGATAGTGGTATCTCTGTAAACAGAGGTCAAGGCGAGGATGTACCTCAATTATTGTGGGATGAAAGTGCCTCTAGATGGACATTTACAAACAACGGGAGTACATTTTACAATATACCCCTCTCCACAGAGTACAACAATTTCACATACACCCTACCAACTGCCAGTGCATCTACTCTGGGTGGTGTTAAGATTGGTTCTGGTATTACTATTACCAATGGTGTTATTAGTGCAGATAGCCAGACTGCTAATGACTTTACTGATGCGTTACTTACCAAACTTAATGGTATTGCTACTGGTGCTGATAACTACTCTAGTTGGACTGTATCTGATGGTACAAATAGTGAAACCGTAGGATCTGGTGCTACTGTACAATGGCGTGGTTCTGGTGCTACCTCAGTATCTTACGATGCTGAAAGCAACACTTTTACCATCTCTAGCACAGATACTAACACCAATACTCAGCTCTCAAAAGAGACTGTGCAGGATTATGTAGGAGAGATGCTTACTGGTAACACTGAGACTAACATCTCTGTTACCTATGATGATGCTAACAATAAGATCAACTTTGTAGCTACCGATACGAACACCCAGTTAAGCACTGAGGCAGTTCAAGATATTGTGGGTGCAATGTTCCAAAGCAACACTGAAACCAGAATTACTGCCACTTATCAAGATACAGATGGCACTATTGATCTTGTAGTAGATGATCAAAGCTACACACTACCTACTGCTAGTGGAGATATACTAGGGGGTATCAAAGTGGGTACAAACCTAAGTATCAATGAGGAGGGTATATTGAGTTCTACCGACACTAACACTCAGCTTAGTAATGAGCAAGTGCAGGATATTATTGGTGCGATGGTAACTGGCAATACTGAGACTAACATTAGTGTAACTTACAATGATAGTACTGGTAAGCTAAATTTCTCTGCCACTGATACAGATACTACATACAGTGCAGGAGATGGTCTTAGCCTTAGCGGTACTACCTTTACTAATGCTAACGCCTACTACGCAGTAGATTTTACTGCTGATGGTGGAGATTATGAGGTTACTACTGAGACTAGCTCTGTTCGTGTACCTGCTATTGTTCAGCTTTTAGATAGCACTGGGCGCATGGTATTACCAGATGTCGTACAAGATGCTACTAACGCAAAGTTTGTACTTAAATCAGTGCCTACTGGAGATTACTCTCTAGTTATCATGGGGCGTAGAGGTTAATATATAATTTGATTTATTTTTAGGTTATGGCGATTAAGTTACTAGGAGATCTAGATGTTACTGGATCAATGAATATAACGGCATCTGATGTGCCTAACCTTTCAGCAAGTAAGATTACGAGTGGTACTTTAGGTACTGCTCGTATTCCGAACTTGAGCGCATCTAAGATTACTAGCGGTACTCTGGGTACTGCTCGTATTCCAGATCTATCTGCTACCTATGCTTTAAGTGGGCATAACCACTCTGGCACATACGACAATTATAGCTCATGGCGCATGTCAGCTAACAATGTCGTAAACACCGTAAACTCTGGAGATACCGTTACTATAACGGCAGGAGATAATGTTACCATAGAGCATGATAGTGGCAACATTACAATAAGTTCTACGGACACTAACACTAATACCACCTATTCCGCAGGTAGTGGTCTAGATCTGTCTGGAACTACTTTTAAGGTAGAGACTGATCTAAGAGATGGTATTACTCATGTAGGTGTAAGCACATCAAACTACATCACTTTTGACAATACTAATAACCGCATAGATTTTTATGCAGGTGGTGTGTTTGTAGCAAGGCTTGAGAGTGATGGGGATTTACATGTTAAAGGCGATGTGATCGCAGTAAGCAATATATTCTAATGGCATTACAGAGTAGTGGACAAATAAGCATATCTGATATAAAGACAGAGTTAGGGAGTTCTAGTGGCTCTCTAACTACTCTGTCTACTACCGCAGGTAAATCTGCACCTCATGGCATGAAAGAATTTTATGGCTATACTCATAGCACATGGAGTAATGACTATGCCCTAGACTATGATGGAGTGAATGACTATGTAAGAGGATCTTTAAGCTCACACCCATCTCAAGAGTTTAGTATTAGCATGTGGGTAAGGAATGATGAAAGCTCAAAACGAAATTTGGCATTGTACTGTACGGTGCATACTGAAAACAATGCTACAAACGGTAGGTTTTTGTGGTTTTATAATGCCACTTATAACCGTTTGATAGTCCAGTTTTTAAAACACATTGATGGCGTAAATAGAACATACCAAAGAGCGTACCCCCTTCATGATAGTACAAACAGTTCCACAAGTGGAGTGTCAAACTCAGGTACTGGATGGGTAAGCTCACAAAGAGGTAATACCGATAGCGATGGCTTTACGCATTTGATGGTCTGTATTGACCAAACTGAAAGCCTTAGTACCAATGGTATTAAAACATATTGGAATGGCACTGAGCTTACTTATAGTGTGGGTAATAACTCTCACTTTACTACTGCGGAGGTAACTCACAATTACCTAGAGATAGGTGGTAACTATGGCAATACTGCGCCTAATACTATCTGGGATGGTGTTATAGATGAGGTGTACCTCTACGATGCTATGCTTTCCTCAAGCAATGTAAGTACGATCTATGGCTATGGCAGAGATAGTGAAAATGTATTTACTACCAATTTTGAGACTGCATGGCGCATGGAGAATGATGTTACTGATGAAAGTGGTATAAGCAGTATGAGTAATAATGGTGCAACCTTTATATCTAGTCCATAATGTATTACTTACTTACCAAAACCCAGTACGCTCTAATAGCTGAGAGCTTGAGCCACAGTCCTGCATGGTCTTTAGACAATGGCAGGTGCATAGCTCATGTAGATAACGGAATAGAGATCCCAGAATACGAGCTTGTATTTGAGGATAAAGATGCAGTAGATGTCTGGAAATATATGCCCTCAGAGGTAGGGCATTGGGAACTCACAGATGAGGACAACTTTTTTAATTTATAAACACTAAACAAAATGGCAAAAGCTAAAAAACTAACCAAGAGAGAGCATGAGAACCTAATAAAAGCCCTACAAGATGTGCAAGGGTGGAAGCAAGAGGCAATGGCTAAGTATCAAGAGCTAAGCGATCTACAACGCAAAGAGTGGATGGCTATGGAAAAGCTAGATAAGCTCAGTGTCAAACTTGAAAAAAAATACGGTTCAGTAAACATTGATATAGAAAGCGGAAATATAACAGAGGATGAGCAACAAGTACCCAGTACAAACGCCAAGTAGAACCAGTCCAACTGGAGGGCGTAGAGGATGTTTATGTAGACATAAAGACATATACCTAATTGAGTGTTGTAATGGAGACATTATGGCGCAGGGTATTGGTTCAGCCTACATACAAACTCCAGATGAATAAGCAGGAATACCATGAAGCTATCAAAAAACCTTTCACTTGCGGAAGTGATGAGATCTGCCACTGCTCAGAGGCATGGAATTGTAAACGAACCAACCCCAGAGCATTTGCAGAACTTGATGCGTATAGCAGAGCATATATTTCAGCCCACAAGAGATTTTTTAGGCAGTCCATTGTTCGTGTCCTCTGGCTACCGATCAGAGCGATTAAATCAGCTTATAGGTGGATCTCACAAATATGTAGATGGTAAATACATAGCAACCTCTCAGCATTGTAAAGGTCAAGCATTAGACCTAGATCAAGGAGATGAGAACTGGATAGTATTCAATTACATCAAGCTAAACCTCAACTTTGATCAACTGATCTGGGAATTTGGAGATGAGCCATGTGTAGGGTATGCTACTGGACTGTGCAACCCATCATGGGTGCATGTGAGCTATGTTAGCCCAGAGAAAAATAGAAACCAGATCCTTGTAGCTTACAAATACAAGGGTAAAACCAGTTACCGAGTATGGAGCGATCAAGAGGTTTAAAACGAGTTAAGGAACTGCTCCTATACTCTGATAGTGAGCCTAATGAGGTATTGATTGGATTATGCCATCTGATCTGCCTACCGTTAGCATTAGCAACAGATTTTCAGAACCCTAGTTATATACTTATAGCAGGGGCTTTAGGAGCAGGAGGTTATCAGCTTTGGTCAGCTTTATGGAGTGGGTGTCTATCTCACAGATTAAGAGCTACCCAGATTGCCTCCATAGTAGCATTGGCTACATGTGAGAACCTTTGGGCTGAGGGGCTATTGATGGGTAGCAGAACTGGGTGGGTACTAATTCTAGTATTTGCCATCTGGAATGTGATCAGAGTAACAAAAGAGAAACTAGCAAGGAAGTTATAAATATGGATAATGGGGTAGTTCAAATTCTAGTTACCGTACTAACGGTTCTGGGTAGCGCAGGAATTTGGAAATATATGGAGGCAAGGCTCAAGGCAAAAGCCACAATGAATGAGCAAGATCTGGCACAAAACGATACCGTACAATTCCGAGATGACCTAAAACAGAGAGTTCTCCGATTGGAAACCTTGCTAGAGGAGAGCAACGCCCAAGTGATTACACTAACGGCAAAAGTAGGTAGACTGGAAACTGAGGTACTCTATTTGACCAAAGAAAACGAGAGGCTCAAAAATGTCAGATAGCTTTGCCGATTTTGTAGCGGAACTGGAAACCGCTAACCAACCAGTAGCATGTACAATAGATAACCCAGAGTGCGAGGCGTGTGGCTCGTAAGTATTGTGCAGTAGAGCCAAAAGAGTGCAACTGTAAAAACAACTGCAATGGGAAACCCACTAACAAGGATCTTAAGCGGAGGCGCAAAGGAAACGATAGAGGCAGTAGCTAATGTTGTAGATAAGTTCGTAGCCACTCCAGAGGAGAAAGCTGAGATGAAAGCTAACATTGAGGCTGAGATCAGCAAGAGGTGGAAAGCTGACATGCGGAGTGATAGTTGGTTAAGCAAGAATGTAAGACCACTAACACTGATCACAGTGGTAGGCTTTCTGGTAGTGTGTACTTTCTTTGATGGTATGGGTATGCTTTCTGTTGATGAAAGTTGGATAAGTTTATGGAATATGTTATCAGTTACGGTAGTAGGTGGTTACTTTGCAGTACGATCTCTAGACAAAAGAGTTTAGGTGTTGTAATTGGTTAATAATTAGGGGGGGCTTACGCTCCCCTTTTTTTTTGCTTATATAGATATATATAGATATATATATATAAGGGGGTATATAATACCCCTATTTATATATATATATAGATTATAAAAAAATATATATAAGGGGATTGTGCAAAACTTGTTTTCAACAAAAGTTGTGAGTATCTGATATAATTCTATTTTAGTGCTTATTAACCAATTCATGTAAAGATGGATAAGATTTATTTTGAAAGGGCAAAGCACATGGCATGGCTCATGAGCAAGTGTCCACCTACTAAGGTAGGAGATCTATTTGAGAGCCTTGAGGGGCTTACACCGCACCAGTATTTTGATGTAATGCAATGGGCATTTAACCAGACTACTGCATCCAACCCTGCATTTTCGGATGTCTGGATTGATCGTTTGATTGTAGAGGCACAGATTGAAACCCATAATTTATCGTTATGACCGAGCAGTATGTAGAGATCCTAGAGGCTGAGGTACAAGCCCTACGGACTAGGCTAGAGCATGTAATGAGATGGATTTACAGAGATCAGATGCTAACGGCAGAGATCAGTAAGGAGACAGTAGATTTAATGATTAAACAGTACATAGCCAGTTATGAAGCCGATCAACAGTCAGAAAGACATCAATTACCCTAAGAGCTATGAGTGCAATAGACAAACAATACATGACCACTTATACATCCACTTTGGATGGAGGCTCAAGTTTACCCACTGGAGCATCAAGCAAGGAAAGCAACGCTAACCCTACGCCTAGTTATTACATTGGTCATTACAAGGGCATAGAGGCATTTGATGTGTGTATGGACTTTGCCAGAGATAGTTATAACATTGGCGTGGCAATAGCCTACTTGCTTAGGGCAGGTAAGAAACTGGATAACCCAGTTGAGAACGATCTACGCAAAGCTATTGACCACATTCAAAAGGAACTAGAGTACATTGCCTATGACACCGAAAAGAGTAGAACTGGAACTGATCTTACCAAAGACCATTTCCCTAAATAGCTTATACAGTGGTAAACATTGGACATACCGTAAGAAAGTTAAAGATGCGTATAAGAAAGAGATCATCTCCGCACTTGAGGGTTATGACCTTTATCATGCGGAATATATCCACATTGCCATTGCTTATAATAGTAGGCTTGATGTGGATAACAATGTACTTATTTCAAAGTTTGTTGCTGATACTCTTGTTGATCTGGGATATATTGATGATGACAGTCCTAGATATTACAGAAAGCTCAGCATCCTATTTGACCAAGAGGTTACAAGAAATTTTTGTATCTGTAAAGTAATTATGTTTAACCCGATCTTAAAAACACCAAAGACATGAAAGAGATCAAACAAAGCACCGTTAGTAAGGTAGTACCTACTAACAAACCATACGAGAGCCAGTACGGTACACTGTATGGATTTTACATCACTTTCGCCAATGGCGATAATGGTAAGTACAATAGCAAAAGCCCAGACCAGACTAAGTTTGTAGTAGGGCAGACTGCTCACTATGAGTACATACCTAATGACTATCAAGGTAAGACCTACTATACGGTCAAGCCAATTAACCCAGAGTTTTCTAGGAATGAGACTGCACCGCTAAACGATGTTAAGCCAACTACTCATGCCCCTAACTCAAAGGATGAGTTGATTGTGCGCCAGACTGCATTAAAGGCAAGTGCTGAGGTAGGGGGCAAGGATCTGGAAACGATCCTCTCTAATGCTCAAATTATGGCTGACTGGGTTCTGGGCAACAAGGCACAGAAAATACCAGTAGCTCATGCTGATCACTTTGCCGATAGAGAGAAAGTGAAAGTAACAGAGCAGGTAGCTGAGGATGGGCTACCATTTTAGTCTTATAGGAGGGGGGCATTGCTCCTCTCCTTTTTTTAACCAATACACACTGAAACTAATGAGTATAGTAAGCTATGCCGATTTAACTGGGAATTTAGATAAGGTCAGAACTGGTAAGCGCAAAATGGGCTACAAGTTTGGACACTCAAAGCTAGATGACCATTTTCAATTTAAGAGGGGAGAGTTTGGGATCTTTTTAGGTCATGCCAATGTGGGTAAAACCACAGTAGTATTATACCTCATGGTATTGCAGTCTATCAAAAACGGAATGACATGGCTAGTCTTTAGCACTGAGAACACACCGCTAAGTATAGCCACTAAGATCTGTGAGTTCTATCTGGGTAAGATCCTCAAGGGATGTGATCAAGCTGAGATGCAAAAGGCGATCCTTTTTATGCAGGGGCATTTTAGGATCATTGATACAGAGAGCAAGATGTACACCTACCGAGATCTGATAGATGAGGCAGATGAGCAATACATGACTGAGAGGTTTGATGGTTTCATGATAGATCCATACAACTCCCTAGCCAAAGATAGAGACATGTACAGAGACTTAGGAGGACATGAATACGATTATGAGGTAGCCACTGAGTTCCGTAATTACTGCAAGGATAACAAGGTTAGCATCTGGCTATGCGCCCATGCGGTTACTGAGAGCTTGAGAAAAAAGCATCCGCAGGGGCATGAGTTTGCAGGGCATCCTATTCCATGTAGCATGAGCGACATTGAGGGCGGTGGTAAGTGGGGCAACCGCAGTGATTTTTTTTGCGTGATCCATAGGTACACAATGTCTCCAACGGACTGGATGTACAGTGAGATCCATGTTAAAAAGATCAAAGAGGTGGAGACTGGTGGCAAACCCACTAGCCTAGATTTCCCGATCCGCATGAGATCACTACCGAGCAATGTAGGTTTTGAGATCGGAGGGGATAATTTAATTGTTAAAAAAGAAACTAAGCAGGGGGGTTTCCCTTTCTAGAATATGAATTACCTTGAAGCAAGGCAGTTAGGAATGGGCAAGAGCATGACATTATTGTGGCTTAGAACCAAGAGCAGAGATCTCATGGAGATAGCCAATGCCATAAAACCAGATCCAGAGGCAGATAAGGATAGCCCAGAGTGGAACATCTTTTTAGACCTGCTCTCAGTCTATGGGGCTATTGATGCTTGTATAGATATGGTAGAGGAGACAGAGGCAATAATTTGGGAAGCCCAAGCCGAGAACGCTAAACACAAATTAACCATCCAACAATTACACAGAAAGCTGAAAGTTTACGAGGATCAATTTGATCTACTGGATGAGGACTTAGAACTAAGAGACAATGATTAGAACTACTAAGAGACTACAAATAGAGTACGATCACTACAAGGATGTATTTAATGTGGGTAATGATAGAAAAAAACACAATGTACTATTCCGACATGCTTTTATGGTAGCATCCAGAGAGCTATACACATGTCAAGCTATTGGCGATGTGGTGGGCAGAGATCATGCCACCGTAGTACATGCAGAGAGAAACCATGAGATGAATTACCGCTTTATTGCCGAGTATAGGCAGGGTTATCACTTTGCTACTAAACAGATCCAGAAACTTGCAGAGATGATGGATGAGGTTTACCCCGACACTAAAACCATGTATGTAACCGAGAATATAAGACTGCGCCAGTTGGTGCAGGAATTACAAGAGAAACTTAACGCACAAAACAATGAATTTTGCGATAGACCTAGCACCGCTAATGGGGTTTCTAGTAGGGATAAACTACTGGAACTCCAAGATGGATGATGACTACGAACAACCCACCTACCACAGTTTACAGATCTGCCTAGCAGTTTTTGCACTGGTAGTAACATGGCAGACTAATGAGGTGGCTTAACATTATAGCCTCTCAGCATAGTGAGTGGGTAAGCCTTGCCTTGCGCTTTGGCGCAGGGAATGAGGCTGAGGATATGGTGCAGGAGATGTACCTACACCTCAACAAGTACATCAAAGATCCTAGTACCATCATTAAGGATGGTAAGGTAAACAAAGCCTTTATCTGGGTAGCATTACGCAACCTTATCAGATACCGCCAAAAACGAGATAGCAAAGGAGTAGTGTCCTACTACGATCAACTCTACGATCCAGTGGCAGAGCCATACGATCATGAGGAGGCAGAAGCCTTTGAAACCCTAATAGACAATATCTACGATAGCACTGATGACC